TTCACACCTCCAACCCTCCCCGTCACCGCAGTAAGCGGCACCTCCCTCCTCACCAACTTCACCAACGCCGGAATCTACGACGCTGCTTGGCAGAATAATGCCCTGACGGTGGGGGATGCTCAGACTAGCATTAGCCAGTACAAGTGGTCGCCCACGAGCATGAGGTTTGATGGGACGGTTGATGCGTTAAGCATTCCATCATCAACGTCATTTGGTTTAGGTACTGGAGATTGGACTATTGAGTTTTGGTTGTACTTAAACGCCACAACTACCCAAACAATTCTTAGTATGTTGACTGCGGCAGGTAGCACAGCGCCCCACATTTATTATTCAAGTGGTGCGGGAATTCGTTATTACACGGCTAGCGCCGATAGGATTACGGGAAGTGCTTTAAGCACCGCTACTTGGTATTACATTGCTGTAACCAAAGCCAGCGGAAGCACTAGAATGTACATTAACGGAACGCAAACTGGATCAACCTATACAGATGCGAACAATTACGGCACATCAAATCCATTTTTTGTTGGAGATTACGGGGTTCCTTTGACTGGATCATTAACATTAAATGGTTATGTTCAAGACGTTCGCATCACCAAAGGATATGCACGAACCGTGACCACCACGCCAACCGCAGCATTCCCAACGAGGTAAGAAATGTTACTTGCCAATCAAGACTTGATCATTAAAGACCACACAGAGTGGTTTCCCAACACTTCGTTTGGTGACCGTGGACCTACGCCAGAGTGGGTTCGAGAGGAAGGCTACTACATTCTTACGGCGTGGAAACCTTACGACCACGCAACGGAGAAGTTGGTTTCTGCCGCGCCTCACCTGTATGAAGGGATGTGCTGCACGGTTGAGGTGGCTCCGTTAACCGAAGAAGAGCTTCAGTCAAGGGTTGATTCGCAGTGGCAAGCAGTCCGCAGCGCCCGTAATGAGCTGCTCAAAGATTCAGACTGGACCCAGCTTGCAGACACTCCGGTTGACAAGGATAAGTGGGCGTTGTATCGGCAGGAATTGCGTGATATAACTACACAGGCAGATCCATTTAATATAGAATGGCCTGAATATCATGGCTAAAACACCGGCTTGGCAAAGGAAAGAAGGAAAGAACCCTGAAGGCGGCTTAAATGCTAAAGGAAGAGCTTCTTATAATGCTGCAAATCCGGGTAAACCGGGATTAAAATCTCCTCAGCCTGAAGGGGGAGCTAGAAAGAAATCCTTTTGTGCCCGAATGGAAGGCATGAAAAAGAAGCTTACATCCGCGAAAACTGCGAACGATCCAGATTCCCGCATCAATAAATCTTTGAGAAAATGGAGATGTTAAATCAAGAGCAACAGGATATTGGGAAGCAATTCTTAGATGGACTGTCCATTTTTACCGTGGTTGGGTCTTTGCTTGAAATGCTTCCTGCCGTGTCTGCCATCCTTAGTATAGTGTGGGTAAGCATTAGGATTTGGGAAACCAAAACTGTCCAAAATATTTTTAATCGAGGTAAAAATGCCATCGACAAGTAAAAAGCAGCACCGTTTCATGGAGGCTGTTGCTAACAATCCAAAGTTTGCCAAGAAAGCTGGTGTTCCGCAGTCGGTTGGGAAAGAGTTTGAGAAAGCCGATAAGGGGATGAAGTTTAAGGGTGGCGGCAAAGTTAAGCGCTATGTCGAAGGCGGCACTCTGGAAATGATGACCGGAGAAAAGCAAAACGGTCCTGAGTACAGCGCGGAGGATGTTAAAGAAGGTTTGAAAAAGATTGGCAAGTTCTTTGGTTTTGGCAAAGAAGAGGCTGCTCCTATTGAAACCAGAAAAGGGAAAAGCAGATCTGAGTGGGAGGCAGAGGACCGCGCAGCCGCAGAACAATCTGCAAAAGAGGCGCTTGCTGCTGATGCCAGACAAAAGATGTCTGAGGCTGTTTTAAAGCCAGCAGTTGGAATGGCCAGCCCTCTTTCTAGAGCCCAATCTCGCGCAGATTATGAGGGTGATGTCGGACCATCTAGCGATATTTTTAAACCTTCAAAAGCTCCGGCGGCTGCCACCAAGGTGGAGAGAGTTGCTTCGCCAGCACCAAGGGTTACACCACCAGCGGCAAGGATTGCTTCGCCAGAGGTGGCGAGCGTTCGCAAGTCCGAAACGGTGGTTTTGCCAAAAACCAGAGATCAAAAAATAGCTGAAAACAAAAAGGTTATTGAAGAAAAGATTCTTTCTAGCAAGCCCACCGCATTAACGGCGCAGATGCGAAATGCCCCCACCGGTGAGCAGCTTTATGCTGGCCAGCAAAGCCTTTCTGATTTCTTGATGACTCCATTTAAATCATTGCGTGAAGGCAATGAGGCTCGCCGCAAGGAAGAGGAAAAGCGCCGCAAAGATATTCGGGACCGGGCAATTGCTCGCCAAGAGGAAAGCCACATGGCCAAGGGCGGCAAGGTGGCAAAGAAAACCCAAGCCTTTGCTAAGGGTGGGTTTGTTAAGAAGTCAATCGATGGCTGCGCTCAGCGTGGCAAAACCAGAGGTCAAATGAAATGAGATTCAATCAAAATATGCAGCCCGTTCAGGTTGGCTCAATGGGAGCGCCTGTGAATGCGCCTATGAGTCCAATGCAGATGTCGCCTCAGGTTGCTGCCGCTCAGCGAGCAGATGCCATGGGTCAGCTAAAAGGCGCTATTGGCGTTCCGGGCGGAACCCCGGGCGGAACCATGCAAAACGCCCGTTTGGCTCTCCAAGGCTATGCCAAGGGCGGTGCTATTGAAGATAAAGCCATGGTTGGCAAAGAGGTGGTCTTCATGAAAAAGAAGGGCGCTCCTAAGTCCATGCTCAAGCACGAAGAAGCCGAGATGAAAGGCTATGCCAAAGGTGGCGGTATCGAGTCCAAAGGTAAAACCAAGGGCAAGATGATCAAGATGGCAGCAGGTGGCATGGTTGGCTCTGCATCTGCCCGCGCGGATGGTTGTGCCCAGCGTGGCAAAACCCGAGGCAAGCAAGTCAAAATGGCTGGCGGCGGTTCCTGCTAATGAGAATCTCTCGCGGCATGGGCGCTGTCAACCCTAGCAAGATGCCGGGTAAAAAAGTCATCAAGAGAAAGGATGACCCTAACGATGTGGCGTTGTTTGCGGCTGGCGGTTTATATGCAAACATAAATGCCAAGCGCAAGCGGATTGCTAAAGGGTCCGGGGAAAGGATGAGAAAACCCGGAAGCAAGGGCGCCCCCACTGCTGAAGCTTTTGTTCAGTCTGCTAAAACGGCTAAAAAATGAGCACTAGCGGCATCTCCACCTTCAACCTTTCGTTTAACGAGATAGCTGAGGAATGCTATGAACGGTGCGGGGTTGAGCTGCGAAACGGATATCAGCTCCGTACCGCTCGCCGCAGCCTCAATTTATTAACCATTGAGTGGGCTAACCGGGGTATAAATCTCTGGACCATTGAGCAGGGTGAGATTCCTTTGGTGCAGGGTCAGGTTGCATACCCAATCCCGGATGACACTATCGATCTTCTGGATCATGTGATCCGCCAAAACCAAGCCACCTCAAATCAGATTGATATCAATATCACTCGGATTTCTGAGAACACCTACGCCACCATCCCTAACAAACTGGCACAGGGCAGACCTATTCAGGTTTGGATTAACCGGCAAAGCGCTCAAACCAATGCCACTTCAGCCACCTTGGCTAGCTCAATCAATGCAACCGACACCACCATTACCGTAAGTAATGCATCTGCATTGGGGGGCGCTGGATACATCATAATTGGCAGCGAGCAGATCTATTTCACTAGCGTGGTGGGGAATACCCTGCAGCTTTGCAACCGAGGACAAAACGGCACCACAGCAGTGGGGCATTCTGCTGGCGATGCAATTTCTTTGTTCAACTCAAACAGTATCAATGTGTGGCCAACTCCCAATGCGGGAGGTGACTATACCTTTGTTTACTGGAGGCTTCGGCGTATTCAAGACGCTGGCTCTGGTACCAACAATGCAGACATTCCCTTTAGGCAGCTTCCTTGTTTGATTGCCGGATTGGCTTATTACCTGTCGCTGAAGATTCCTGAGGCGTCGGACAGAATTAATATGTTGAAGGCTCAGTATGAGGAGCAGTGGACCTTGGCTTCGCAGGAGGACAGGGAGAAAGCCTCTATGCGTTTAGCTCCTAGACAGATGTTCTGGTAATGGCTAGCAAGTTTGCAAGTGGCAAGTTTTCAATCGCTGAGTGCGACAGGTGTGGCCAGCGATTTAAGCTAAAGGAATTAAAAAGAGAGATTGTTAAGACAAAGCTTTTCAATCTCAAAGTTTGCCCTGAGTGCTGGGACCCGGATCAGCCTCAACTATCTTTGGGGTTATATCCTGTTTATGACCCGCAAGCGGTTAGGGAGCCAAGGCCAGATGTTAGTTATTATATGTCTGGCAACAGCGGTCTTCAGATCTCTAACACCAGCGGCACAAGTGTTGATCAGGATGGATATCCGGAGGCAGGCAGCAGGGTGTTTCAGTGGGGTTGGAACCCGGTTGGCGGGGCTAGCTCTTTTGATACAGGGTTAACCCCAAATAATTTGGTTTTAACGGTTTCATTGGGTACAGTAACGGTAGTGACCACATAGGGGTTGTCATGGATCGCAAAGAAGTTAAACAGATTGCTGACACGGAAGTGAAGGCGCATGAAAAGCGTATGCACGG